CATTTTAACTTGGTCATCGGTTAGGTACGGACGGATGCTGGTGCCTTTTTCAAGACCATATTTTTGTCTGATTTGCTTGGCAGACATCCCTGTTACAATACGGTTTATCATGTCGCATTCATTGCTGAAGTGATAAGGCTTGGGCTTTTCGTGAAGCAGCTTTATATTTTCAGTCAGCAGAGGGAAATCCTTACGAGCTGTAACCAAAGTTGTGATGAAATCTTCCATCTCGTTGAAACGTTTAATATAAAGCTCTTTAAATCGCATGGCCTTTTGTCCGGTGTAACCCATAACAAGCATCGTGAAACCATCTCTTGTCATCATGTAACAGGGCTGCTTTTTATTTTGAGAACTGATGTAAGAGGACGGCTCAAAATTGAGCCAAGCAAATTTTTCACTTAACCCAGAAGTGGGGTCAGTGATTCGTGCAATATCTCTAAGAACATTTTTGTGCTCCTTATCAAAAAACTCTGCCACGTAAAGACTGTCCACTCGTGCAGTGTCCCTAGTGTCTGCAAATATGCCGTATTTGTCTTTTGGAATTAATTCTTTCATAGGATTTCCTCCAATCTGGACTTGCTGCACTCTGCACAGAAAAGAGCAGTTCCATAAAGGTCGCTTTCCCCATCGCTGAATAACTCCGAGATGTCTACACAGACTTCAACACCGCAATCTGGACAGGTGGTAAATACATTGTCATCATGGATTTCTACCTTGATTTCCAATGAGTCGTTGATTGTTTGCTTTACATAGAACATATTTATTACCTCCATTTCTTGAAGGCTTAAGTGCCTTCTAATACTCACAGGACAGAAAACTGCCCTGTGAGTAATAAAGGACTAATCTTTTTTGTAGAAATTCGTTTCATAACCATCTGCCCTCATTAAGAGCCCCTTTGCCCAAGGTGGAGTGTGGCTCATTTGATTACAGATAGACTCGATTGATGATTCCATACCAGCTTCGATGACAATTTCATCATGAACATGAATGACGATGTTAAAATCCTTGAGCGATTGCATGGAATAACACAGAAGATCACGACTGGTTGCCTGGACGATGTTCTCAACAAACTTTGGGCCATAGCTATCGATGCGTTCCCATTTTTTTGTGCCACCAACGCCTTCATAGGTGATGCAGTCTGAACCAAACATATTTGTTCCAATGCGAGGTTTTACATAGGAGAGTCTTCTTCCAGAAGGGAGGGTGATAAAGAGCATGCCACTTTGGTAAGAAAACCGGATGCCATGTGTTTCAGTGACGGTCCGTTCTCTAACTGCTTTCATGGCAGCCTTATCTACGTCCCACCAAAGCCTGACTATATTTGGGTTGGTAGTACGCCAAGCAGTAACCAGAGGTTGTAGTTCATCTTCATTAAGACCCATCTCCAGAGCACCCATGGCTTTAAGAGCACCAACGGACCCGCCATAACCAAGGGCCAATTCTGCGATCTTACCTTTTTGCCTTAAGTGGCCATTGACCCCATGTTTTTCAACAGGAACACCAAACATCTGAGAAGCAGAAGCACAGTAGATATCACCACCGGACTCGAAAACTTGCTGACGCCATTTTTCTCCGGCAAGCCATGCAATAACTCGGGCTTCAATAGCAGAGAAGTCTGCGACGATGAATTTGTGACCAGCGGTAGGGATGAAGGAGGTTCGGATAAGTTCAGAAAGAACCTCGGGTATGGAATCATAAAGCATTTCTAAGGCTTCAAAATTTCCACAGCGAACAAGGGCTCTTGCTTGTTCTAAATCGGGCAGGTGGTTTTGAGGAAGATTCTGAAGCTGAATAATTCTTCCTGCCCATCGTCCTGTTCGATTAGCACCATAAAACTGGAACATGCCTCGGGCACGGCCATCTGCACACACTGCATTTTCCATGGCAGAGTATTTTTTGACTGAAGACTTGGCCACTGATTGTCTTAACTCCAATACTTCTTTAAGATCTGGTGGAGCAGTTTGAATGAGTTCAGAAACCACCTTTTTACCTAATGAGTCTGTTTCAAGTCCCTGGTCCGATAACCAATTCTTCATCTGTGCTACGGAGTTGGGGTTATCAAGATCCGTTAGACTTTTCATTTTCTGGAGCAGCTCTGAACGAGACCGGGTATCCATCTTTATTGCCTCATTTACAAAAGGCATATCCAAAGAGACACCACGATCATTAATCTCCTGGTCAAGGTGGTATTCATTCCATACTTCTTCAGGTACGGGGAATTTTGATAGTTTTTCCTGGATGGCTATTTCAGCTTCAACATCGCGTAGGTTGTAGGACTTAAATTCAGACCATTTATCAGGAGCATGGATGGGTAGATTTCGCAACCGACCACCATTTGTGGCGGTTGGGTTACAGGGCTTGCAAAAATATCTAATCAGGTCTTTACCTTCTGATAATTTTTGCTTTTCAAGACCAAGGACAGCGCCACTACCTTCTAGAGAGAGGGGTAAACCCATATATGCAGACCAGACCATGGTGCATCGCCATGATTTTGGGCTGAGGTATTGACCATTAGGCAAGTCTAGCCACTTAGATAAACAGATTCTTTCGAACTGAGCATTAAAGGCCCATTTGATAATTGATGGATCAGTAAGGGCCGATTGTATTTCTTTAGGAAGTGTTTCACCACTAGCAAGGTCGATAACCTCGATATCGCCACCATCTACGGAGTATCCAAAAAGCAGGATCTCAAAGTCAGATGATTCTATATAGCGGTAGACCCCGCTTTTGGCGAGGTCTACACTACTATAGCTTTCGATATCGATGCTTAATGTTCTCAAGACAGGAAATCCTCATCAAGGTCAGTAGCGAAATCGTCCTCAGCCCTGGACTTTCCACCAAGAGGCTCGCCGTCTCTTATTTTCTGGAGGTTGTTTAGACCGCAGGCGATTCCTCTGTTTCCGTTGCTGTTGAAGGCATAGAAGTTAATGCTTGCTCTTCCATATACGCCGCTGTAAACTTCGGAGCGAGTAAGGATAACATTTCTGTCAGCATCTACAATGCCTGGAGCAGTAGCAGAGTTTGCATTGATGAAGTAGGCATTGGTATAGGCTGGATCGTCTGGTCTTTCCAAATCTCCATCTCTAAGAGGCGTTTTGATACTTGTAAGAGGTGGGATAGACTTTCCGTTGCCTTTAAGCTTTGCTTCACCTTCATGGTAAGCAGCCTCAATGGCAGCTTTGACTTTTGCTACAGTGGCAGTATCTGATTTAGGAATGATGAGAGACACCGAGAATTTTGGAGTGCCACCGTTAATGGACTTTGCTTCCCAGACATTGGCGTAAGACCAGCGAGTGTCAGGACCTGTGATAACTTTCATGGGGTTACTGTTTGATTTGTTTGCATTATTGGACATATGATTTTCCTCCTTAAATTTCATTAAAATCGTGTTGTGCTGTATTAATTGGCGGACGTTTGTCACTCTCAGGAACCAGCGTTGGCTTCCCTTGAGGCTTGTCAATGTAGATTCCTAGAACTTCCTCAAATCGCTTCTTACCGATAAGAGAAGTCATGGCAGTAATGCCAAGAAGCTTTTGTTCATATGGATCGAAGCCTTCTGCACTGACAGCTTTTGCAACTGCAGCTTCATCGGTATATCTTCGATTGGATCGCCCTTCGACAAGCTTCCATCCGTTCCACTGTTTTCCGCTGACTGCTGATTGCAGTGCGTAATCTTTGATATCTGATGCCCAAGAGATTAGACCATCGATTTTACTTAGGATGTCTTCGACCTCGTAATCATCGAGTAGAGGTGGCATCTTGAAGTCGTGTTTGGCCAGCTCCATGTTGTACTCAGCTCTGGTGCGGCATTCATGTTTCGCTTTGCAAAATCCACACCAATCACCACACTTGAAGTCCCCTTCACCCGCAAAGGCCAGTTCTGCAGTTGGTTTAAGAACTTCATTAGCCCACTTGTATAAGGATTCTTTAGATACTGTGTGGGTGGATATGTTGTTTCTACGAGGCTGATAGATAGTATTGGAAACAGTATCGATGTCATAGATACCATCGAAGATTTCTAGGGCGCCCAGTGCATAGAGCTTCATCTGCGGATTGTTTTCTGCCTCAACTAAAATGCCCTGTCCATGCTTGTAGTCGCATACGTGGATCTCTGAATCAGCTATGATCAAGCAATCTCCGGTCCCGAAGCCACCTTCAACATACTTAGAGAAGTCAAGCCTTTGCTCTATAAGAACAACCGGGTCCGCACATTTTTCTTTTGCAGCTTCTACCAGCTCAAGAATGTAAGCTGCATAGCCATTCGCGCATTCTTCCATCTCTTCACTGTAGTAGGTGAGATTCTCTGTTGGATCCTTGCCTGGGAGTCCAAGAGCAACTTTTAATTTGTACTCACATAAGGTATGAGCATCGGTGCCTTCAGCAGCGTAGCTACTTCCTTTGTCTGCATAAGACTCACTGAGCCTGACAGAAGGAGGACAGTTTAACCACCTATGAGATGAAGAGGCTGAAAGAAGTGCATGCTTACCCATTTCCAAGTACCTCAGCTTCTGCTAGGAGTGCTGGATAATCTGAAGCATTAATTTCTGACAGCTTATCAGCACCATACTTTTGAAGTAGCTCTCGAATTTTTGATGTATGGCCATCTCGACTTTTTTCAGCCAGAACCGCTCTAACTTCTTCCAGCGTTATGGCCTTTTCTTCTGGAGCAGGTGGATCTGGTGGTTCATCGTTACTACTGAACATGCTGGAAAGAGACTGAGATATGCCTATCAACGTTTCACCACATTGGTTCAGCTCCTTCACTAATAGAGAGAGTTCACTCATTTTGCCCATCTGATTTTCCTCCTTTTTCTTTCTCTTGCTGCGATAGCGTTGTAAGCTTCTTAGCAAGGCGTTTTGACACTACGCTGATGGCGGTGAGAACATCTGCCAGTTCTTCATCCATTTCAGGATCCCGGCTCTGAGTGTCAGTATGGTTTGCTTGATTCTGCATTGTTTAACCTCCGTTCCGAGGGCTGTTTAGTTCCCCTCAACCTTCACAGGACAGAAGTGAGAAGTTTGAGTAATGACTTTGAAAAATAGTTTTGATGATGCCCTCTGATATCCACAGCACACCAGAGGGCATTTTGAGTAATGAATTACATCCAGTCTTTTAGGACTTCTCTTAGTTGGGAGAAAAGCTTGAGTTTGCGATTGTTGACAGTCTTTTGAGCGCAACCAATGCACTCAGCAATTTCTCGTTCGGATTTTCCTATGCTAAAGAGCTCTGCAATACGGCGATTCTCTGGGTCTAGTTCATCCAGGGCAGCGAAGAGTTCCTCAAGAAGTAGCTTGTCTTCCACAAGTTCATCGATATTTACTGAATCAGGAACGTCGAAGCCATCAGCACTAAACTTGTCCAGTGAAAGGACACTACCAGTTCTTTGCTTATCACATGTGCTACAATCCTCCATGCAGCGTTTTGTTCTGCCCATTCCATTACTAATAATGCAGCGCTTCTCGCGTTCTTGACGTTTTTTCTCCGCCCATAGGGGCTGTTTGTAAGCGCGATACACTTCCTCTGTAACTTCAACAACTTGATCTTCAATGGTTAGATGCCACGCACCATCATAGAAATCTTTGTTCTTTGGTTGACCTTGATTTGTACTGTTTTCCATTTGATTTCCTCCTTTGATTGACAATTAAAAATGCTTTGTGTTAAGATGAATTAATAGGAATTAGTAGGAATTGTTTTTATTTGAAAATAAAAATAAGCCGATACCAGAACTCCTGGCATCAGCTTATTTCCAAAGGGATATGCGTCGATATTGAGCAGAATATACTTCTCATTTGCAGTGAGTTGCATTCACTTGCTTATGAGTTGCAAAGGGGTAAAACTATGACAAGACTGTGTTTTGGGACGTTTGCACAAGTTCTACGATTATGTAGATTAGAAGGTGTAATTGATCGTGAAATAGTAGGCATAATGACTCGGACAGTGGATCCGACTTGCCAATACATACACAAAGATAATGCATCAGCAGTATCACGACTTTTTAGTTGTACTGGTAATCTTTCAAACGGTAATATTAGTGGTACTGGGGGTGCTGCGGTAAAGAAACCTGGAGAAAGTATCAGCAATGTTATTGCTGCTTCCCAAAGAGCTAATAAGGATGAGGTAGTAAAGAGGTTTAGAGATAATGTGGTTCCCTTACTAGACGAAGACAAAAAAGAGCTAATAGTTCTTGCACTGCTTGATATAATAGAAAATGATAGTGTGCTTGATGATGACAAGAAATTGAGCTTTGAAAAGTATATTGGACAAACAAAAAACGCCCTGCTTTCACAGGGCGATTTTGCGTTGGATGAATTTCTAACGGGGATATTTCTTTACACTGTTGCTGCAGGTGTCAAAAACACTGTAGGTAAGGAAACCGTCAAAGGATTGACACTCCAGTATATAAGTGAATTAAAGAATACAAGAGAAATTAAAGTAGTAGATACAACATATAAGGAGGTAGGAAAAGAATCAGATGATACTCCAACTGATTCAGAACGGGATGTTTCATCTGACTTAATAGAAGTAATTGATTCATTCATAAATGAGGCTGATTTTGAGGAGTATTTAACAAATGTTAGCATTAGATACTCAAAAATTAAGACGCTTCTTTATGATAAGACCCCTAAGGAATTCTATAGCTTCTATGTTTGTAATGACCTTAAAAATGATAGAGTAATAATCAACAATATAACTGCAGAAAAGTTATGTTCTATTTCTCGTTTTTCTATTGTTACTGGTATTGGTGGATTAGGGAAATCAATGATGATGCGACATTTGCTGCTTAATGCAGTTATTAACTTTGATAATTTAAAGCTTTTTCCTATTTTGGTTCCGCTTAAGGATTATGGCGAAAGTGAAATAGATATATTTGAGTATGTTTTTTTATCTGCTCAACAATTTGATGAGAACTTAACTCGACAGAAGTATTCAACAATTCTTAAGAATGGTTCGGGCTTAATACTTTTAGATGGATTGGATGAAGTAAGAACAGTAGCTTTTTCAAAATTCTCTCAAGAAGTGGAACGTTTTACAAATGCGTACCCTCAGAATTATTATGTTATTTCATCCCGCCCATCATCTAAACTCGTTGCACTAAATAAGTTTAATGAATTAGAATTACAACCTTTCGATAAATCACAAGCTTTAAAGATGATTGACAATTTTCAGTTCACTTCAGGTGAGCTTAGGATCAAAGAGTCTTTTAGGAGCCGCCTTGACAAGGAGTTATGGTGGAGCCACCAAGAATTTGCAGAAAACCCCTTACTGCTTACCATCATGTTAATGACATACGAAGAGTATGCTGTGATACCATCTAAGATTCACAAATTTTATAATATGGCATTTGAAACACTTGCTAAAAAGCACGACGATACTAAACTACTTGATCGTGAATTTAAGTCTGGCCTGTCGAAGGATAAAATTGCTCATTATTTTGCTAAAATTTGTTTCTTATCTTATAAAGATGAAAAAGTTGAACTTACAGAAAGTGAGTTTAGTAGTTATTTTGAACGTTGTTTTAGAAATTCCTCACAAGAAACTATTGCACTCGATTTTTTGCATGATTTAAGTGCTAATCTTTGTTTGCTGATTAAAGAAGGAGAAAAATACCACTTTGTACATCGATCGTTTCAAGAGTATTTTTGCGCTTTGAACTTTAAGGCTGGATTTGAAAGGGTGTCTACAGATAGGAAAAGAACTATGTCTTCAGGCCTATTGAGTTTTTTTGACGGTCCACGTGATACACGTAGTGAAAATGTACTTGAAATGCTCTATGATATGATCCCAGAGAAGGTGGAGGAATATATTATCATTCCGAAGTTAGAGCAGATACTAGGTAATGATAGTATGGATGACAATGTCGGAAACTGGAATATTATTGAAAGAGCATTCGGAAATCTCAAATGCTGGTATGAATATCATGAAAACTTTGAATATGATGAAGAAGAAAATTTAGAAGTTGATGAGTCATATTATGATTTTGCATTGGGAGTGGATGGACATATAAACTCTACAGTTTTACAATTTGTTCTATTTAACCTTTTAAGGCTGTTTGAGGACCAAGACTTAGATGATA